AACGATTTCGGATACACATTGCTAGGTAAACCTGTTTATGAATCAGACAACATGGATGAAATTGGTTCAGGAAAAACTCCAATCTACTACGGAGATATGTCAGGTCTTGCTACTAAGTTTGTAGAAGAATTAGAAATCGAAGTCCTAAGAGAAAAATATGCAGATCAACATGCTGTTGGTGTTGTAGCTTGGATGGAATTTGATGCTAAAGTAGAAGATGCTCAAAAGATTTCAAAACTTGTATGTAAAACAGGAACTAATTAATAAGAGTTAGTTGTTCAGGCAAACCTCAAGAATAGGAGGAAGAACTAATGAAAGTAAGCAACATTACTTATAACGATATAGCAAACTATATCAGGCTGACAGAAGTTAGCCAAGAAGAACAAAGTTTATTAACCAACCTAATCGGTATTGCTAAAGCATTTATAAAAGATAACACAGGAGTAGAGGACTTAGATGAATTCGATGATTTTGTAATTGTCGTTTTTATTTTATGCCAAGACATGTATGATACTCGATCACTTTATGTAGATAAATCAAATCTAAATAAAGTAGTAGAAACCATACTTGGAATGCACTCCTTAAACAACATATGTTAGATGCAGGTAAATACAATAAGCTGATATCTATATACCAAGTAAATAATGGAGAAGATGACTGTGGGTTCAAAGAGAATACTAAGACACTTCTCCTAAAAACTTGGGCTAGTGTGAAAACAACAAAAGGCTTCACATTGATAGCAAACAATTCTGATTTTGAAAAGGCATATACAAACTTTACTATTCGTTATCCTAAAACAGAAATAACTCGTGACATGATAATAGAATTTAATTCTAAAACATACACGATAGAATACTTAAACAATGTTGATGAGGAGAATGTAGAGCTAGAAATCCAAGCTAAGGAAGTAACTAAATAATGGCAGGATTTAATCTAGAACTACCTACGGAAGTAATAGGATCAATAAATAAACTTTATGACAATGCAGAAGATATGATGATGCAGATGACAAGAGCCGGAGCTGAAGTAGTATATAACAATATTCAAAATAATATGAAGCGAAGTTTTAAAACTACAAGAAGTCTAGAAAAAGGTTTAAAGATTACTCGATCATATAAAACAAAAAGCGATGATGCAGTAAATACAAAAGTCGGATTCTATGGATACGATGATGATGGTGTACCAATACCATTAAAAGCATTAGCTCGTGAATATGGTACGAGTCGTGGAGAAAAAAAGAAACCTTTTATGAGAAAGGCTTTTAAAACTACAGCAACAATAACTGATGCAATGCTTAAAGTTCAAGAAAGGTATATCAAAGATGAATGAGTATAAATTACTAAAAAGAATCTTCACTAACTTCACGGTAGATGATGAGAAAATCCCTGTTGAATATATAAAGTACAAAGGAAAGAAGAAAACCTATGTAACCTATACATTTACAGATGATGATCCAAAACTATTCGGAGAAGATAAAGAAATTGGAAGTGTCATAGCTGTTGATATAGATATTTATAGCGATGGTAATTATTTAGCAATACGAGAGGCAGTTGAAACACTAATGGAAGAAAACGAGTTCATAAGAACAGGATGTAGTCCTGATATGTACGAAGAGGACACAGGATTATTTCATAAGACCATAGAATTTGAAAAAGAAAGGATGCGATAATATGGCAAGAATAGGATTAAAATATTTTAGATATGGAATATTAGATGAAGAAACAGAAACCTACGGAGGAGCATTACAATTAGGTAAAGCAGTAGACTGTAAGGTTTCATTAGATCTAAACTCAGCAGAATTATATGCTGATGATGGATTAGCAGAAAGTGATTATACAGTTAAAAAAGGAACAGTATCAATTACTGTTGATGAAGATGATGATACTACAATGTCTAATCTAACAGGGCATCAAATCTCAGAAGAGGGAGAAATAGTAAGAAAAGACTCTGATGTAGCTCCATATGTAGGGTTTGGTAGAATCATCACTAAAGTAGTAAACGGTGCTTATAAGTACAAAGTAGAGTTCTTAAATAAAGTAAAATTTAAAGATGCTCTACCTGATGAAAAAACTAAGGGAGAAAGTGTAGAATTCACTACAACTTCATTAGAGGGAACTGTAATGAAATTAGCTGATGGATCTTGGTCTAGAACAAAAACATTTGATACATACAATGATGCAATTACTTATCTTGAAAACTTACTAGCCAAACCAAGTGGAAATTAGGAGGCTTTAAATGAAAGATTATAAATTTGATTTTGAAGTAGATGATAAGAAATACACATTAGTATTTAATTTAAATGTTATGGAAACCATACAAGCTAAGTATGGCAGTGTTCAAAAATGGGGAAGATTAACTGACAGCAAAAAGGGAGAACCTAATGCTAAAGCTCTAATCTTTGGATTTGCTGAAATGATAAATGAAGCAATAGACATTGAGAACGATGAAAATAATACAGAAAAGCCGTTCTTAACACTAAAACAAGTTGGAAGAATAATAACAAAAGCAGGAATTCAAGAATCAGCTAAACAATTAAATAAAGCTATAACAGAAAGTGTTAAGGATGAACACCCAAAAAACATATAGTCCACGAGGAAGAATCCGAAAAGATAGATTTCTCGTGGATTTTATTTGTAGGAATTAAATTATTAGGTCTACCAAGAAAAGATGTTGGAAGACTAACATATAGAACATTTAAAAACCTTTATTATCATTACCAAAACTACTATGACTTTACTTTAAAACAAGTTAGTTATCAGAAACTTGAAGAAATGGTTATGGAGGAAGAGGAATGGATAAAGTAGAGAGGAGGTAAAATATGGCAGGATCATTCGGTGGCTCAATAAAACTGACAGGAGAAAGTGAATATACAAGAGCCTTAAAAACAATAACAAGCAATTTAACAGTAATGGCTAGTGAGATGAAGCTAGTATCAGCACAATATAGTTCAAATGATAAGTCTATAGAAGCATTAACCTCTCGTAATAATGTTTTAAATAAACAAATCGAAGAGGGAAAAAAGAAAGTAGATGTTTATAGATCTGCATTAGAAGACTTTAAAACACAGCAAGATAAAAATGGTGCTAGTATCATGGAATTAATGATAAAACTAGAAAACGAAAAAAAGAAATTGCAAGAATTAAAGTCAAGTACATCAGCTACATCAGATGAAATAAAAGCACAGGAAAAAGTAGTTGCAAGTCTATCAAATGAATTAGCTGATAGTGAAGCTCAATACGAAAAAAATAAACTGTCTATAAATAAATACCAAACTCAATTAAATGGTGCAGAAGCAGAAGTAGTCAAGATGACTAAAGAATTGAATAGTAATAATGAATTACTAGAAAAAACAGAAAAAGGAATGGATGAAGCTTCTGACTCTGTTGATGATTTTAAAGAATCAGAAAAAGATGCAGGTAGAGAAACCATAACCTTAGGAGATTTAATAAAAGGGAACCTTATAAGCGAGGGAATCATAGCAGGAATCAAAGGATTAGCAAGTGCTATGAAAAGTGTAGCAAGTGGATTAGTTAATTTAGGTAAAGAAGCCATAAAGAATTATGCTGATTACGAGCAATTAGTTGGTGGTGTGGAAACACTATTCAAAGATAGCTCGAATGTAGTAGAAACATACGCTAACAATGCCTACAAAACTGCAGGATTAAGTGCTAACCAATACATGGAAACAGTAACTTCATTTAGTGCAAGTCTATTACAATCACTTGATGGAGATACGGCTAAAGTTGCAGAAGTCAGTAATATGGCTGTAACCGACATGGCTGATAATGCTAACAAGATGGGTACAAATATCTCAATGATCCAATCAGCATATCAGGGATTCGCAAAACAAAATTACACCATGCTTGATAACTTAAAGTTAGGGTATGGAGGTACGAAGACTGAGATGGAAAGATTACTTGCTGATGCAGAAAAAATCTCAGGAATAAAATATGACATCAAGAATTTAAATGATGTATATCAAGCCATCCATGTAATTCAGAAAGAAATGGATATTAGTGGCTATAGTACAGAACAATTACAAGATAAACTTAAAAATATGTCACTAACCGAAGCAGAATTAACTAAAGTAGCAAAAGATATGGGAATATCATATGAAGATGCTATGAAAAAAATGAAAGATGGAAGTCTAACAACTAAGGATGCACAAATATTATTAGGAACCACAGCTCGAGAAGCTAGTGTAACAATATCAGGATCAGCAAATGCAATGAAATCAGCATGGCAAAATTTATTAACAGGAATAGCAGATGACAATGCTAACTTTGAAGTATTAATAGGAAACTTCGTAGATAGTATTATGACATTTGCAGATAACATAGTTCCAAGAATAGAAATTGTCATGGATGGATTAGTAGATTTGATATTAGGAATGGCAGATACATTGCTTCCTAAGGTACTTGATATAGCTGTTAATTTAGTACAAAACTTAGTAACGGGAATAACTAATAATATTGGCAATATAATGACAACCATAAATCAAGTGATAAATACAATTCTAAATGCATTGGTAGGAATGCTACCACAAATATTACAAGCAGGAATACAGGTCATAGTTTCATTGATTACAGGAATAGCACAGTCACTACCAACATTAATACCACAGATAGTAGAAGCCGTAGTTTTAATGGTAGAAACATTAATTGATAACATAGATCTAATTATTGATGCAGGAATCCAATTGATTATAGGACTAGCAGATGGTCTAATACAGGCATTACCAATACTAATCGATAAGATCCCAATCATAATAGACAAATTGATAAATGCAATTATAGATAACCTACCAAAGATCCTAGAAATGGGTATTACTTTAATAGTGAAACTAGCTGAGGGCTTAATTAAAGCAATTCCTCAATTAGTGTCTAAAATACCACAGATAATAACATCTTTACTAAATGGAATAAAGAATTACTTCAGCAAGATGATATCTATAGGTGGAGATTTGTTAAATAAAGTAAAAGAGGGAATTACAAAAGGAATCTCAGGAATGCTAGATGTAGGTAAGAATTTAGTACAGGGATTATGGAATGGTATAAACAATGCTAAACAATGGGTACTTGATAAGATAAAAGGATTCGGTAAGTCAATACTTAACGGAATCAAGTCGTTCTTCGGAATTCACTCACCATCAACCCTATTTAGAGATGAAATAGGATCCAACCTAGCATTAGGTATAGGAGAGGGATTTGAAGATGAAATGAATAATGTCTCAGACATGATGGAAGATGCAATACCTAAAGACTTTGATGTAGGTGTTAATACTAACTACAATGGAATAAATGTTGAAAACAACATTTCTTCTAAAGATATGCTAGTAACAGCATTTAGAGAAGCCTTAGATGGTATGACTTTCAAAGCATTTGATGAAACATTTGGAGAATTGGTAATAGATAAAGTAGAAAAGGTGGTGTATTCATAATGTTAAAGATAAATTGGAAAGGAATCGATAGCGATACCATAACAGGTTTGATAATAAGTGAATTGCCACCTATATCTAAGCCAAAGATGAAAACTACAATCACAAAGATAGATGGTAGAGATGGAGATATTATAGAAGAACTAGGATATGAGAGCTATACCAAA